ACCTATTGTACAAACAATACAATTAAACGGGACAACTCCTGTACAGCTACCCACACAGATGAGATACATACAATCAGCCAGAATGTTAATAGCTACTCCGCTGGGTAACGTATTTGTAACTAGGACTAACGATGTTACAGCGGGAGTACCTAATGACAATGACGATATATTAAGCTATATTACGCAAGGTGAAAACTTCACTCATAATGCGTGGTATATAGTACCGAAGGGTAAAAGCGCTATGATAGTAGCTATTAGAGGTAATACAGATAGCGATTCTAAACCTGCTTTAGTAAAAACTTATATATGCTTCCCAAATGATATACCTCTCAACTCTGTGTCTTATACAGTGAGTACTGCATTCCCTCAACTCCTATTTCCAACTCCTGTTGCATCTACTAGTGTATTCGGAACAAATACAAGAGTCTTACCAGAAGGGACATTAGTAGAATATAAAGTAGAGTCTACTGCAAATAATACTCAAGTCTTTTTCGGAATTGATGTAATATTAGCAGATAACGGAGAGTTTGGAGACTTTCCTATTATATCTTAACTCATAATAAGTTAATTTAGATATGTTTAACCCTTACCTTTTAACTAATAGTAAAAAATTTGTGTTTAAAATAATTTACAATATAATAAAAGGTAGGGTTTAAAACTAACCTTTTTAACTTTAACCCAGAGGATCTATAATGAGTAAATCTACTCACCAAGAAGCTAAGATTCTGACCGATGAAGAAGATTTCCAGAAAGACGGCTTGGAAAACTTAATAGCCCAACTGGGAACAGGTCAAGACAAAAGAGCTTCTTCTAAATTTGTTAATAATAAAAGATTGTCTCAAGATGGTAACGAAGAAGAATTAAATGCTATGTATCGTACAGATTGGTTGTGCGGTAAAGTAGTAGATATTGTACCAGACGACATGACAAGGGAGTGGCGTAAATTTTCAGGTGAAATAGAACCTGATATTATTAAAGATATCATGGACGAAGAAGATCGACTACAATTGAGCTTTAACTTCAACCTTGCTCATAAATGGGCTAGGTTATATGGAACAGCATTTATTGTTATGTCTATAGATGACGGACAAACTCCAGATAGACCTTTAGATATTAATAATATTAAAGAAGGGAGTTTACGTCATATTAAAGCAATTGACCGCCATCGTATTAGTAACGCAGAGGTAATCCCTGTTGCAGACCCTATGAATATTAATTTTGGTATGCCTGAATTTTATAGATTCAATGAAACTTCTATTAAAATCCATCATACTAGGGTATTAAGATTTGATGGTGTTCGTTTGCCGTTTGATGAGTTCCGTAAAAACAATTATTATTCTGACTCAGTATTAGATCGTCTATACGAAGCAATAACTAATTTCAATACTACCGCTGACGGATCTGCTAGTATGGTCTACGAAACAAACGTAGATATAATGAAAGTCAAAGGTTTAATGAATTACATGCAAACAGCAGATGGAGAAGCTTTACTTCGTAAGCGTTTTACTCTAGCTGGTGCAATGAAAAGTTTCAATAATATGATGTTGCTAGATAATGATGAAGATTACCAGTCAAAGAATAATACCTTTGCTGGTTTACCGGACTTATTAGACCGCTTTGCCCTTTTCCTAAGTGCTGCTAGCGATATACCCGCTACGCGCCTTTTAGGAAGCTCTGCGAGCGGTTTAAACGCCACTGGTGAGGGTGACCTTAAAAACTACTATGACTCAATACGTTCTAAGCAAAAACAGGAATACAAACCTCTCCTAGATCACTTTGATAAAATTATGGCTAAGAACTTAGGATTACCAGATGATGCAGATTTAGATTATGAATTTAATTCGTTATTCCAAATGACTCCTAAGGAAACTGCTGATTTACAATTAGTGAATGCTCAACGTGATCAGATTTATTTAGACCGATCTGTAATAACTGAAGAGATTACAGCTAAGGAACTTAAACAAAACGACACCTATAGTAATATTACAGATGAGTACTTGGAAGAGTTAGAGGAATTTGAAAATGGCTTTGACACCGATACCAACAACCTTGAACTTGGAGCTGAACAAGAAACACAGGAAGGAGAACAAGAAGAGACTCCAACCAGTGAAGACCCCAAAGTCTCCTGAGGTAAGGTATCGTAAACAACTATCAGCTTTAACGGCTAGGTTACGTAACGATGTAAATACTCAGATTGTACCGCTATTAAGACAATTACAATCTGAGTATATTAACGATGCTTATGCCAAAACATTAGAAGAAGCATTTAATCGTCTTCGTAGAGCTTATTCAGATATTAATGAAAATGCTCAAATAGTTGCTAATTATTTTGTTAATAATAGTAATCAAGCTAATAAGCAACGATTCTATTCTGCAATGGAAAATGCAGTAGGAATTAATTTACAAACTGTATTACAAAACGAAGGTTTAGAAGATGTATTAGTTGCAACCACTAGAGAGAACGTAAGTCTTATTAGATCTATACCTGAAGAATATTTTAAAAATATAGAGAGTATAGTATTTAGCGGTACTACTCAGGGTAATAACGCTTCCTCAATGATTAAACAAATATCTAAACAGGGTAAGGTTAGTAATAATAGAGCCAAGCTTATAGCACGTGACCAAAGCTCTAAATTAAATTCAGCTCTTACCCAACAACGTTCTCAGAACTTAGGTGTAGAAGAATATATTTGGCGTACATCCGGAGACGAAAGAGTAAGAGACTCCCACAGAAATAAGAACGGCAAAATATTTAAATGGAGTAATCCTCCTAAAGATACAGGCCATCCAGGACAAGATATCCAATGTAGATGTGTTGCCCAACCCATAATAAAGATATAATATTAAATCATAATCTATATAAAAATTGTATTTATTGAGAATATGATTTAATATTAAGTAAAATTGTAAGGGATATTAAATGTTTTTAGCAGATAGATTAGATATTAGTACAGAACGTAAATACACTGACGAGGGGTTCCTTACGGTTCCAGCTCGTATTTCTCGTATTGGTATTCAAGAATATTTAGCTGTTGAAATGGGTCTTAGTGACCGAGAACCAACTGATATTATCAGAGTATTTAGACCTGAAGAAGAAGTATTCGCAGATGACTCTTTAAATTCATTTGCAAGTAAACCTGTCACAAATAACCATCCTCCTGAATTAGTTAATACTAAGAACTTTCGTAACTTCGGTGTAGGTTTTTCTGAACCTGAAGTAACTAGAGATGGTATGTTTGCAAAAACAATGCTCCATGTAACAGACGAAGAAGCCATTAAGAATATAGAGAGCGGTAAAGTCGAACTCTCCAATGGTTATACCGCTGATATAGATTGGACTCCAGGAGTTACCCCTGACGGTGAGCAATATGATGCCGTTCAGAGGAACATAAAAGGCAATCACATTGCTATCGTAGAACGTGGTCGCGCTGGTGCTGCTTGCAGAGTGGCCGACAACTTACCCACAACAGGAGATAAAGTCGCTATGGCTAAAATCACCATTGATGGAGTTGATTTTGAAGTATCTGATCAGGCCGCTCAAGCAGTTAATAAACTGCAAGATCGTCTAACAGATGCAGAAAAAGAAACTCTAAGTAAAGCTGAAAAAATCAAAGCTAAAGAAGATGAAATGGAAGAAAAAGCTAAGGAAGCTAAGAAAACCGAAGATTCTTTAAATGCTAAGATTGACGACGCTAAATCTAAGATTCCAACCGCTGACACTTTAGATAAGCTAGTGGCTGACCGAACTGCTATAGTAGATACCGTTCGTAAAGTTGCTCCTGATCTCAAGTGGGAAGGTAAAGATACCAATACTCTTCTTAAAGAAGTGATTGCTCTTAAATGCCCTAATGTTCAGATGGATTCTGTATCTGACGATTATATTAAAGCTCGCTTTGATATGTTAGTTGAATCTGTTGAATCAAATAGTCAACAACAATTAGACGATGCTTTTAGCCAACAGGTTAAGAACAACGACACTAATGTTAAAGATAATCGCCCAGCTGATGTTATCTCTCGTGAGAAAATGATGGCTGATAGTCAAAACGCATGGAAAAAGAAAGGAGCTAAATAATGAGCGCCCAAACTTCCTACTCAATTAAGCAACCTATAGCCTATGCAGGTATGGTATATGCTCAAGCTCCTCATGATATTATCTCTCGTGATGTTGAGACTGTAGCGGGTATTCCATTTGGTGTTGCTGTTAGTCGTGGTACAGATTTAGAACGTCAGGTTGTTCTAGGTGGAGCCACTGGATTTACTGGTATTACTATCCGTTCGTTGGACCGAGAAGGTGCTGTTAATACAGCGGCTATCCAATACAACGAAAAAGAAACAGCGGGTGTTATCCGTGACGGTTACGTTTGGGCTGTATGTCCAAGTGGTTGTAATCCAGGAGATTCTGTTAATTATGTTGATGCGACTGGTGTTATCGATTCTGGGACTGCTGTATCAGGTGAAACCCAGTTAGATGGTGCTCAATGGGATACAGTAGCTGCCGCTGGTGAACTTGCTGTAATCCGTTTAAATAGTCTTGATACTACTGCTGGCTCATAAGGAGGACTGAACAATGAAAACTTTTAAACTTCGTAACGGTTCCACTATGCAGTTCGATGGTGCCTTTGCTACTGTAGTTGATCAGGGTAAAACTATCACTCTAGATGGTGATATCTCATCTGCAATTGGTAACGGTATTATGGATGCAGATGGTGCATTCTTTTTCCAACGTCAATTAGAGCATATTAAAGCTCGTAGTTATGATGTGCGATATGCTGAGCTTAAAGCTCGTATGTTGTTCCCCGTATCTAATGAAGGTGGTTCAGGTATTACATCCATCACATATCGTACATACGATCAATCTGGTGCTGCTAAAATCATTAATGCTTATGCTGATGATTTACCTCGTGCTGACGTAGCGGGTGAAGAGACGGTTATTCCTGTTCGTTCAGTTGGTATTTCTTATGGTTATAACCTTGATGAAATCCAAGCTTCACAGTTAACAGGAGCTGGTCTTGATCAACGTCGTGCTAATGCTGCTCGTCGCTCTAATGAACAAGTAGTTAATGATGTTGCGTTTTTCGGTGACACTACCAGTAACCTCCCAGGATTATTTAGTAACCCTAATATCCCAACTGGTGCCGTGGTAGATCCAGGAGCTGGTACAGAGTTTGTTAATAAAACTCCAGACCAAATCTTGTTTGATATTAACGATCTGTTCGCTGATATTTTTGAGACAACTAAGATGGTTGAACAAGGTAATACTTTGTTATTACCACCTGCCCAGTGGTCTTATATTATGTCTACTCCTCGTGCTTCTAACAGTGATACCACTATCGCTCAGTATATAGCTAGTAATAGTCCTTACTTAACTAGTATTGAGGATATTATCCCTGTTAACGAATGTGCTGCTGCTAATAATCCTTTATTGGCTACTGATGCTATGGTTGCTTATGACCGTAACCCAGATAAACTCCAGCTAGAGATTCCTGTAGAATTGGAAATGCTTCCAGTGCAACAGAAGAATCTTGAATTCGTAATTCCTGGACGTAGTCGTTTAGCGGGTCTAAATATCTACTATCCTCTTTCATTAGCAATTGCAACTGGGATTTAATATTATGGCCGGAATAATAAACAAAACCGCACGTCAATTCAATTTGAAATGCATAGGTAAGAATGACAACAGAGTAACAGTTAGAGTTGCTCCAGGATTTAACGTAGTCGAAGACAAGCACTGGGAAGAGTTTGTATCTAAAGACGGAAAAACGGTAGACCCTTATGTTACTCACCTAAAGGAACAAGGTTATATTGAATTTGGTAGTAAGGCTGACGATCTAGAACTTGAACAAGATCCAGATACTAAAGCTAAATCAAAATCAATACCTGCTCCTAAAGCTGCGAAGAAGTAAAGAAATTAACCTCAGTTAAGGCTGAGGTTCTTTTAAATAAAGTATTATATTAGTATTTTATTTAAAGGATAAGTAGAGAGTTAATTAAGGATAATGAGTAATCTATTTAGACGTATAGGGAATCATTATGAGCACCAACAGAGGTGATAGTTTGAACGAATCATCAGAAATTAGGCTATGGAAAGCATTAGACTCCATATCTGAAAGATTAAGTGGTATAGAATCTCAGTTATCAGAGATAGTTAGGTTAGAAGAACGTGTTAATAGTCATGACCAAGCTCTATATAGATATGGTAATAGATTGGACAACCATGACGACAGAATTAGAGAGTCAGAATTATGGCAAGCTAACTTCGGAGATCGTTCTTCCATGGAAAAGACTATTATTAGTATGCAAGAAGAAGTTAAAGCTCTTAAAAATAAAATAGATTTATTAGAATCTAATAAAGATATTAATAAGGGTCAAAAGGATGTAACTAAAGAAGTATTAAAGTGGATAGTAGGTATAATCGGCGCAATACTAATATATAAATTAACTAGAGGTTAATATGGCTTGCACAGTAGCTGAATTTAGAACTAGGTTCCCAGAGTTTTCAGATGATACTGATTACCCAGACGCACGTATCCAACTTTTCCTAGATGATGCAGCTAATTGTTATATGGGTACTGAAGAGGGAAGATGGTGTAATAAATATAATTATGCTCATTGTAACTTAGCGGCTCATCTTCTTACCATTGGCACAGGAACAGAAGCAGGTGATAGTTCTGGTAAGTCTGGACCAGTGTCTTCAAAAAGCGCAGGGGGTGTCTTAGTTACAAGAGCTGTAGTAGCTAAGAATCGTTCTGATGCAGATGATTTCTATATGGGAACTTCATATGGTCAACAATTCTTAATTACTCGTAACACTTGTTTTGCAGGTGTATTAGTGGCTAATTGTTTATGAAATCTAAAACTAAAATATTAAAGTCTCCCGCCCTAGCAATTAAAGAATTGGAGAAGTTAAATAAATCCTTAACGGGACCTAATTCAGTTAAGGTGGGTCTTCCAAAAGGTAGTAATAATTACCCTGACGGGACTTCTGTGATAATGGTAGGTACTGTACATGAGTTCGGTAGCCCAGCTAGGAATATACCCCAGAGGAGCTTTCTAAGATCTACAGTAGAATCTAATAGATCTTCTTATAAAGATATGTTCAAAAAACTAGCTAAAAATATTATAAAAGGTATACTTAATAAGAAACAAGCATTAGGTCTTATAGGTTTACAAGTGCAAACTGATGTTAAAGAAAAAATAACAGATATAAAAGAACCCGAGTTAAAACACAGAGAAGGTAATCCTCTTATTGACACTGGTCATTTACGTCAGTCTATAACTTTTAAGGTTGAAGAATAATGCCCATTAATGTATCAGAAGCATTAGATATAGATACTTCAGAAATAGTAACTGTTACACGTACATCTGGGGGAGGATATGTAGATGGTATATATCAAAAAGGCTCCCAATCAACATTTAAAACTATATGTAGTGTACAACAACCTACTCCAGAAGAGCTTCAGAATTTACCTGAGGGTGAACGTAATAAAGACATACGTAAATTTATATCTAAGAAAGCAGTTAGAACAGCTAGTGATAGAGATGGTTTAATAGCAGACCTAATAAGATATAAAGGTTTTAATTATAAGATAATCTCAGCGGGAGATTGGGATTCATACGGTCACACCACTTCATTCGGAGCTAGAGACCAATGATACTAGAAGAAACAATAAATAAATTACTACGTGATACTACTGATTTGCTTTTAAGTTCTTCGGGGTACACAATTAAGGCCAAGCAAAAAGACGCCCCTAGGCCTACTGGGGATTACGGTGATGTTACTTTTGTAAGTGACACCGGAGTAGGCTGGGAACAATTTTTATACGAAGATCGTAATGTTGATTCCAAATTAGATTTAACATCTAAAGGTATGAGACGAATAATGATGTCTATAGGTTTTTATAGAGATAATTCAATAAATAACGCAAGGATTGTTCACCAAGGGATGGTTCGTGAGTCTATACAAGAATTATTTCGACAAGCAGGGTTAGGTTTAATAAAACGTTCTGAAGTTAGAGATATATCTGAGTCGTTAGAAAATGGATGGGAACAAAGATCTCAATTTGATATATTTCTTAGT